TGGGGAATGGTTCAAGCACATTAAATCTGTTAAAGACGCAAATCCAAAAGGGTAATTAAATGGCAAGTATAATACGAGTAGATGATCTGCAAGATAGTGGTGGTAATTCTTATCTGAGTTCTAATGGGAGTGGTACATTTACTACTTCTAATTTAGGTATTGATAATACTCCTAGTTTTAGTGCCGTAAGTGCTGCAAATCAAACAGCTTCTTATGATGCTAACACAAAGGTTGTTTTTGGTACTGAACAATGGGATTCAAATAGTGCTTTTGCTGATTCAAGATTTACAGTTCCTTCTGGAAGTGCAGGTAAATATTTATTTTTAACTGGTGTCCGTTTTAATGCAGTTGCATCAAATAAAGATATACAATTAGTTTTTAGAAAAAATGGAACACAATTAGATTATGGTATGTCAAAAATTAAAAGTTATGTATCAAGTGGTACAGCCACACAAAGCATGATTGCACATATTACATTAGATTTATCAGCTTCAGATTATGTTGAAGTTTATGTATATACAAGTGATGGTAGTGGAAATGTATTACCAAGTGGTTATGCTTTTTTTTCAGGACATAAAATAATAGGAGCATAACATGGCAACAACAAAATTAAATTTAGCAGGAGGAGTTACAGGTACTTTAGGATCAAGTCATTATTCTGATAATGGTAAAATTGGTCAAGTTCTTCAAACTGCTAAAACTGATACTACTTCAACAACTTCATCAAGTTTTGTAGATATAACTGGTATGTCAGTAGCTATAACTCCATCAGCAACTAGCTCTAAAATTTTAGTTGAAGTGCAAACTTGGATATGTGGTGGCTCATCTGCTAACCAACCTATTAATTTACTTAGAGATAGTACAGTTATAGGTGTTGCTGACACATCAGCAGATTATACAATGCCTTTTAGACAAGCAAGTGATGGTCAAAATCAATATCGTATGTTTAATTTAACTACAACATTTCTTGACTCGCCCTCAAGTACGAGTTCGACAACATATAAACTCCAATGGAAAACAAACTCTGGAACATTATATCTTAATAGGTCTGTTGATGAAGGTGGTCTTGGCTCTGGTGTTAATGCTTGTTCAACAATTACAGTTTCGGAGGTTTTAGCATGACCGATATAATTAAAGCTATAAAAGACTTAAAATCAGATGCACAAGTAACAGTAGATAATGATGATATTAATAAAATTACTTGGCACGATGGAAACCCAACTAATATAACTAATAAACAAATAACAGATAAACAAACAGAATTACAAACAGAATATGATAATAAAAAATATCAAAGAGATAGAAAAGCTGAATACCCAACTATTGAGGAATGTGTCCACGCAATCCTTGATGATACTCTTGATGATTTACAAGCAAAACGACAAGCAGTTAAGGAGAAATATCCTAAATGATTAATCCTAAATGTGATTGTGGTAAAAATTCCACCGAGTGCGATTGTGAATAATGAAACTATCAGACAATACAGCTATCTCAATGCCAATGAGAAACTTAATAAGTATATTAGGTGCAACAGCTGTTGGAGTCTGGGCATACTTCGGAGTAATTGAACGACTTAATAATATAGAAACAAGAGCAACTTTATTTGAAGCTGATCTACTTAAAGCGGCTGATCAAAAGCCTATTGATCAGGAGCAATATATGTTGTTGGAATTTACGGCTGCACAATTAGAAAAGGTTACTAAAGAAATGGAAAGCATGATGAACAATAGAGTTAATATAGATTTTTTAAAAACACAAGTTGATAAACTTCAAAAAGATGTTGAAGATTTAAAAGACAAGGTAAGAAATAATGGCGGTCATTGAAACAGTATTCGCACTTTGTATGTTTGTTAATTCATCATTAGATGGACACATGCTTACTGAAGGTATGTCTGATTGCCTAAAATTAAAAAGAGAAGCTGAAAGAAATCTATCTGACAATAGAGAAAATGTAATTCAATATAGATGTGGTCAAGTTGTTGCTGAATTAGAACCAGACAGCGAAGGTAAAATGAAAATAAAAAAAATAATTGAAGGTAAATACTAATGTACGGATATTGTTATTTTTTAACTTTGGAAATTTATGGAAATAATTATTACAATGTATCTCGTTAGTTTTATTGGTGGGTCAATAATTTTAGCAATACAAAGTTAATATGATTAAATCTATATGTGCAACTTTATTGTTGTGCAGTTTATCTAGTTATAACTTTGATTTTAAATACTCAAACAAAGATGAATTTGTCAGAGGTATAACAGATTGTACTGTTCATTTTAATACAGCTATCCCACCTCAATACAGAGCAATCGTTGTTGTTTCTGTAGCTCAAGCAACTTTAGAGTCTAATTGGGGAGAATCAAGATTTGCTAGGTTAGGTAATAATTTCTATGGAATGATAGAAACTGATAATACAAAGCCACACATCAAAGCACTTGATAGTAATATTCTTCTTAGAAAGTATGGAAGAAAATGTGAGAGTGTTGCTGATTACATTACCTTACTTAATACTGGAACACAATTTGAAGAATATAGAAAAGTTAAAAATAAAGAAACAGTTACACAAAATGTTAATCTTGATGAAATAATTAATACTTTGCATACTTTCGCATTAGATAAAGATTACACAAACAAGATAAAAAAAACAGTAGATTATTTATTACGAGAATATCCTGAAATATTTTTAATAGCGAAAGGTCAAGATGTCTAATTGGGAAAAAGATGTAGCTGAATTAAAAACTGACGTAAAATATATTCGTGAAGATATTACTATAATGCAAAAACAAATAAGGGACCTTAATCAAACTTCAAACATGGGTATTGGTGGATTAAAGGTAACTTTGTTTATTGGTGGTATTTTAGCTGCAATCTATACTTTTTTCCGATTAATGGATTAAAAACAAGCTCATATCTCATCACTGAAGAAGAAAACTGACCTTCCTTGACCATTAGTACCCCCCTAAAAAGGACGTTATATGAAGACTTTAATAATTTCGGACCTTCACTATCCCTATGCGCACAAAGACAGTTTACCTTTTTTAAAAGCTGTTAAGTCCTGGTTAAAGCCAGACAGAGTTGTAAACATAGGAGACGAAGTTGATTATCATGCGATTTCATTCCATGACAAAGACCCTGATCTTGATAATGCTACTCAAGAGCTGCTGAGGGCAAGAGAAGATATAAAAAAATTAGAAAAGTTATTTCCTAAAATGGATTTACTTCATTCTAATCATGGTTCCCTGGTGTTTCGTAAAAGAAAATATTATGGTTTACCTAACTACATTATAAAAGATTACGCAGATATTCTTGATGTTAATAAGAAGAATTGGAAATGGCATGATAAATTATTATTAACAGATAAGTTTGGCAGCTATTACTTTGTTCATAATATGAATAAGGACCCAATGAAGTCTTCTATGTCTATTGGTACAAATTTAATTCAGGGCCACTTTCACACAGACTTTCAAATTAAATATTGGTCTTCTCCAGAAGCTCTTCGATTTGGAATGACAGTTGGTTGTTTAATTGATAAAGATTCCCTAGCTTTTGCTTATTCAAGAGTAAATATCCGAAGACCCATACTTGGCTGCGCTTATATAGAAGACGGAATACCTAATTTAATTCCTATGGTTTTAGAAAAAGGTAATCGTTGGATAGGCAGGATATGAAAACAAAAGATAAATTAGTTCAAGGTGTCATTGATCGTATTGCTAAACGATCTGAACAAGGAATAAAAAAATTTGGTTGCACTTTGTTGCAATCTAAAAAACCTACAATAGCCTGGATAGATGATGCGCAAGAGGAACTTGCAGATGCAATTATATACTTAGAAAAGTTTAAATACATTTTAAAAGAAGAAGAATTGGAACAAGAAAAAATTGGAGGAACAGATTGATTGAAGAAATTAAAAATAGAATTAAAGAACACGAAGGTTATAGAAATAAAGTGTACCTAGATCATCTTGGTAATCGAACAATATTTTATGGCCATTTATGTGATGTAGGAGACCCTTACGAAGAAGGTATAGAATATAGTAAAGAAGAAGCAGAAAAAGTTTTTAATCAAGATTTTAGTGACGCATTTGATTTAGCCAAAACATTTTTGTATGACCCAGACAAACATCATGCAGATATTTTTGGTGTATGTATTGAAATGGCTTTTCAATTAGGAAGTCGTTTGTTTAAGTTTAAAAATTTTAGAGCAGCATTAGAAAAGAAAGATTATGCCACAAGTTGCCTAGAAATGAAAAATAGTTTGTGGGCTGAACAAACCCCTGGAAGATGCGATGCTTTAATTAAAGTCGTGGAGAAACATAAATGATTAATTTACTTTTAGGACCTGTTGCTAGTATTGTTAAAGATGCAGTAGGTGGCTATGTAGAAACTAAGAAAGCTAAATCAGTACAAAAATTAACTGAAATAAAAGCAAAAACTTCGTTGATGGAAAAACAAATTAATGGAGAAATTCAATTTGACATAGAAGCAATTAAAGGTGGAAAGGATAGTTTTAAAGATGAGTGGCTTACCATGCTGTTCTCAATACCCCTAATTCTTGCGTTCATACCTGGTTGCGAAGAAATAGTTTCAAGAGGTTTTGAAGCCCTTGATAAATGCCCTACGTGGTACAAGGCTGCTGTTAGTGCAATGATAGCAAGTGTATTTGGACTACGTGGAGCTAAACAATTTATGGGTAAAAAATAGGAGGTAATATGAAATTACTACAAGACTTATGGGACCATTTAAAAGAATGGAGTTCATGGGGTGTAAAGGATTGGGTTAAAGCAGGTATTGTAGCTGTAATCGTTCTTTTTGTAATTGGTGCAATTTAATTGAATAACGAAGAATTAAAAAGAATTGTAGATGTGTTATCTGGTGCATTTATTATTGGTAAGTGCACCGATACACCTTTTATAATTAAAAAAAAGGAAAAGAAAAATGCTAAAAAAGAAACCAAGAAAACCTAGATACTAATGTCTTTTACAAAAAGACAAGAATTAACTTTAAAAAAACATTCTAAACATCACACTCCAAAACATATGGCTATGATGAAAAAATTAATGAAGAATGGAAAAACTTTTACAGAAGCACATAAAATAACACAAAAAAAAATAGGTGCTTAAATGAAAAAAGTTAAGCTACCTTCTGTAGTTTCTGTAGGAGCTTTTAAGGTAGAATTAATTACTATACCACATGACATTAGTTATGAGGTTTCAGAATCACAGGGGGCCTTCGTTGGAAAGCCCCCTTATAAAATCTATTTAGATGAAGATATTATTTTACGTGGTGGTGCAGACGCATTAAACGTAGTTATCCATGAAATGTTGCATGTTGGATATTACCAATATCTTCTTAAAGAAAAAGAAGAAGAAACTGTTGTAAATTCCTATGGGAATTTCATTACAGAATTACTCACTCGTTCCGAATTAAAAGCATGGATAATTGACAATATGTAGAGGACCTATGAACCAATGGAACCCCCTTCGGTTTGATAAAGAGTTTATTTCATCAGAATTAACAAGAACTAGAAAAGCATATGGGGAGTCTAAAGCTGCCTATGATAGCTTAGAACGTCAAAAAAAAAGAATAGAAGCAAAATTATATTTAGAGTTTAGACAGGCTGAAAAATGTACTGTTGAAGACGCAAAAATGAGAGCTCGTACTCATATAGAGTATGCAGAGATAGATACCCTCATAGATCAAGCAGAAATGCAGACAGAGAGCGCATATGCTGATTATGAAGGTTTACGTTTAAAGTGTCAGTTATTGATACAAGAGAATAGTACAATGAAACAAGAAATGAAGTTAGGATAGTTAGATACCAAGTTAGATACCTACTGTTCATAATTTACTATAAATTACTATAAAACATTAATTTGTAACAAGCCGTTACACTATAAGAAAACCCCAGAAACTAAACACTTCTGGGGTCTTTTTTTATTTGTAGAAATATGCTACGCCAAGTTTGGGACCAGGGGGTCGAAGGTTCGAATCCTTTCTCCCCGACCATATATTCTGTCATTTTTAAGAGATATCTGTTTTCCCTTTTTGCATTGTAGATACCATTGTAGATACCATGTCCCCAATTTTTTTTAGTTCTTGTTCTCTAACTTCTAAATCAGAGTCATCATATATCTTTGAAGTCTTAATATTTGAATGACCTAATGTTTTCATTACTCTATCTCTACCAGATAATTTTCCTACTATTTTTCCTACAGTATGCCTAGAGGAATGCTCATTATAGATTTTTGTAAAACCTAAGTTTTTTTGGCTAGTTGTATGTGTTTTTCTAATACTTTTAAATGGTTTGCCTTTATATAAAAAAACATTACCAGGTTTAGTTAAGTTTAATTCTTTAACTCTAGCCATATGATTTTCATCACTTTCATGATCATAAATTTTTCCACCTTTTAAAAAGTTTTCAATAGAAGGAGTTATAGGTAATTCAAAAGTCCTATTACCTTTTTGTTTAAAAGTAATTATCATTTCTTCCCAATCAATCATATCAGTTTTTAAATTCATTTGATTGCCTTTTCTTAAACCAGTAATTGAACGAAAATATTCACAATTTTGAGCATGTGGTTTACTATTTGCTATTAATAAAGCATTGTTTTCAGGAGACATGCCTTTTCCTTTAGTTTCTTCTACTTCTTCTTGAAAATCTATCCATTCTGGTTCTTCACATAAAAGGAATTCTTTTCTTTTTTTCGCATACTTATAAGCAGCTCTTAAAAAACCAAGCTCAATATTTATAGTTTTATTTGAAACACCTCTTTTTTTTCTATAACGAACTTTTCTGTTTTTAGCTGCTATTTTATAATCATCTAACAAACTATCTAAATTAAGATCGTGAACATAAGAATTACTTCCTAGAAAATCTATCCATCTGTTTTGTGTGTATTTAAAATTATCTTCTGAAACTTTTGGTTCTTGATGATCTACAAATTTGGTTTTTTGAAAAATAAAATATAATGCAAATAAATGTGGTACCTTTATAGGTTTTTTTTCTTTTGCGTATTTAGTTTTTCGCTCTCTTGTTTCTGTTGCCCACTTATCAAATAATTTTTTAGCATCTACTTTTTTAGTTGTGCCGAAACTTGTTCTAAGTAACTGTCCTCGTACTTTGACTCTTCCTTGCCAATAGGGCGACCTTTTGGTTTTGTATATCCCCATTTTTTTCCCTCCTTCAAATCTTGAATATGGTCAGGATTAAAACGATAATCTCTTCCATATTTCGTACATTCAATTATACCATCTTTGATTCTTTTAATCAAAGTAGGCCTTGAAATATTTAATTCCCAACAAACCTCATTTGTTTTCATTAGTGGTCTATTCATAGTAATTTTCCTTGTTTTGGCTCCTCTGTGAGAGGTTTCCAGGTAATATCGACTAATTGATAACTTCCTTTAAATTGTGATTGTATGACGTTATTATTAGGCTTTAAATGGCTTAATTCTTCTGGGTTTAGTTCCATAACCTCGTTATTATGGGTTATCCGAAGACCACCTTGTCTAATAGCAGACTTAATTTCATAATCTTTGACAGAAACATATCTGCCTTGCCATAATTTTTTAACTACTGTTGTTTTCACTTTTAACCTCTGGTGTGTAAAATTCACTTGCTTCTAATTCTGGTTTATCTTTTTTAAACCATTCGGTTACAGGACTAAATTCAGTATCAGAATCATATAAAAGACGAACTATCTTTTCATAACTTGTTTTACTAAATACTTCTTCTGTAGATTTTTCTAAAGTTTCAGCACTATATGTACGACAAATAATAATATCTTCTTTAACTTTGCTTGTTACAACATTTCCATAATAAGTTTGTGATATTTGTTCTGCTAAAGTTTGACTAATTCTTTGAGTGTATATTTTCATACTGCACTCCTAAACATGTGAGTCTGTTTACAATTTTTACATATTTTATTAAATTTACCTTCAGGAATAAAATATTCTAAACAGTATTTACTATGTTGCATTACGCATTTAACTTTTGAAACTCCTGCCAATAACAATTGGCTATTTCGTGGGGGTCTGCCTTTTTTCTTTGCCAATACCTTTTCTCTCCCACTCGGTGCAGATCGAACAAGTGGCAACTCTGACACAATGGGATTAGGTTCTGGTTGTCTGGCACTTTTGCCATCATTCCTGCTTTGTCCTTTAATCTTTTCCTCACAGTTATGTGATGTGCATGTATTGGTGTCCAGGGAGGACCTTTTCGGCACATGCAACACTCTTGGTTTCGTATATATTTCCGATATTTCTCGTTTACCTTCGATGATTTCATTCATATCTTTTCTCATTGTTGGCCAAATATATTTCATTTCAATGCAAATTCCGTTAAGATGTTTAAATAACTTATCATCTTCCATTACTTCGCATGTGTTGAATTGCAGCTCCTATACAAACTGCTCGTAAATTTTCTTCATTTAAATTTTTTAAATTTGGGTGTTTTTGAGATTTAGTGTAAGCTGTATCAACAGCTTTTAAGTAAGTTTCCATATCATAAGTATCACTAACAATAGGTTCTGCAGAAATAACTCTTTCTACATCAGGTCTATTTTCTACATTAGCACCATGATTAAAACTTGTATCTGCATTATCATCAACTTGTGGAGAGCTACCATCTGCTAAACGACAATGTTTAAATTGATTACCAAAATCAGTTTTTTCAAATTGAAAACTAACTTTATCGCCAACTTTAAATTTACTTATTTGTAAATCTCCGTCAAAAGTACCATCATAGGCTTTTACTGGGTATTTAAAACTTGGATTATCACAATTAATTATAAGACCTGCTTTATTTTTAGGTGTTCTGTATAATTCTTTTATTACTCCTGTTAAATCTGTATCATAACTCATTATTTCTTCCTTTTCCTTTTTTCAAATATTTTTTTTAATTTGAAATTATTGATGTGTGCCTTACGCAACAAATCAAACTGTTTAAATCCCAACTTCAACTGCGAAGAAGAGAAAATCTTTGTTTCTATTTTACGATTGTCTTTTGGTATGCGTACTATGATTGCTTTATCACAATGAAAACCTTGAGTTTCATAAATTAGATTATCATATGCGCCCATTTGCAAAATTGTTTCTGGGTAAATTGCTTTACCTGTTTTGAAGTCTATTAAGACTTTAGCAAAATGATCGCTTTCTTGAATTGCTAAAACATCAGGGCACCCCCCATATTTTAGTTTTTCAGAAACCATATTTTTTTCTGTCCACTCAACTTTATAATCTTGTTGAGACCACCATTCTTTAAATTTTAAATGTGCAGCTAAAACTATTTCATCACTAGGCATTTCATAAATTTCGCCTAAAATATGTTTTTCTGCATAATCGTGAATTAAAGTTCCCTGGTCTCCTGCTGTGTCTCGTAAATCTGTCCAATGTTGAATAGGACCATGTTCCATATTCAAATCTTGTAGCTGCTGATTTTTACCAGACTCAAAACCAATTTTGTAAGTCCAATTTAAAAGAGGTCCAGGATTTTTAAATTCACTTATAATAGTAGTTGTACCTGTAACAGCAGTACCATCTTGTAATGCATATCTAATTGTTGGCACGTTGCTCCTTTAATTTTTTTAGTAATCTTTTAGATTTAATTTTTTTAGTAAATTTAGGATTATGTTTATTATTCGCATCTAAAGGAAGTATGCCTTTATCTCTGTAATTTTTTTTTCTTAAATATTCAAAAATGTTTCTTTCATTAGTTCCTTTCAAACCTATTGTACCCATTGTACTTTTCATTATTGTTCCTCTCTTATTTCTTTCACTACTTTATTAAGATCGTTACGAAGAGTTTCGTTATCCATGTCTTCAAGTTTTTGTAC